CTGGTTACGTTCCTTAATCTGATTTCCAAGGCCCTTGTATTCTTCTTTATTGGCCCGGAGCGCTTTGCCCTGGGATTTGAATTTGTTGATCGCTGCCGTTGTTTCCCTTGTTAATAAAGACAGGTTTTCCCGTACAAGGCTTGTCCCTCTCTTTTGATCATTCATAGCGATCTCAGTATCTTTCAATTCTTGACGGTAAAGCGCCTGCCTCCGGGTTGTATTGTTGATTTGATTTGCGTAACGCATAGCCGCTTCGCTATTCTTCCCATACTTTTCAACGGCCTTGTTATACGATTCTGTCAGCTTTTTAACTTGTACGTCTTGTATCTTGATCGTCCGGCTTAATCCGTCATACTTTGCGCCCAACATGCCTAATTGATCCCCGGCATTTTTGAAAATTTGAAACTCAGCTTTCCATTGGCTGGTAGATGCCGCAACAGTGTTTTTAATAGCTTTTAAACTTTGCGTTACTTTTGTTCCATCTAAACCAACTTTAATGACAACACCCTCGGCCATGTTCTCCCTCCTTTCTTACGTAATCGAATTAAAGAATTCTTCCCCCGTCATCACATGCGCGTCTTCCGATAGCACATCTAAAAGGCCGTAATAATCTGCTTCGTCGATATCACGAAACGACCATCCGGCCTCCATCAAATTTCTATACATTTTTTTAAAGTTTCTGAGGGCCTCGGCTGCTGTTACTCCTGTGCCTTTAGCGCTACTTCCTTTAAGCCCTCTTCCTCGTTTCCCATGACGATATCCATAATCCCCTCAATTGTTCGCATAAGTTTACGTGCGTCTATTCCATCATAAATAGAATCCATCGTTACTTTTTCATCACTGAAAACATCGGCAACGAACGTGACCATTTTATCTAAACGTACCGCCTCTGACAGATTTTCATTTTTATCCATTTCATCCTGCAATGCCAACGCTTCACGTACTTTACGACTAGATATAAACCCCTGTTCATAGACTACTTTTTCACCTTTTTGATTGAGTAATTCGATTCTTAACATGTTCATTTCTCCTTTTCGGTTTCAATTTTTCGGATTAAAAAGAGGCCGGGATTTCCGGCCCTGCAAAGTGTGATTTTATGCAGCTTGTGTATCAGAAGGACGGATAAATTTTTCCCATGCTTCCTGTGAAAAATCTTTATCCCCCTCGTTTGCTTTACCGTAAACCAGCCCGTCAGAAGATCGGGCAATAAATTCCCCTGAAATTTTATCTTGCGCCGTTTGTACGTTTGCATCATTTGTCTTTAGATCGGAATCCGGCGCGCCGAACATTCCTTTTAACAGACCAACATGGAGCTTATTTCCGTTTATATCAGATGATAAGCATTCCACAGACACAAACGGCGGCTGCGTATCCTTTCCAAGCTGATAGATGCCGTTTACTTTTTTCATACCGGTAATTTCCGCCATGCAGTCATCCGGTAAATTATAAATAGATAGCTCGCATTTCACATCTCCGGTGCCTTTTGCTGAAACATCAATCGCCATATTTGACGCGTAGTTTTTTGTTTTAGTCGGTGCCAGCCCCGTGATATTTGCCTCAACAACCCCGTTTTTATCTTGCTTCCCATCCAACACATATTTTTTATCTGTTGCTTTTTCGTTTTCATCTAAGACGGTAATAACAATAGATTCAAAACCCACCGTTGCCATTCATCATCATTCCTTTACTTAATTTTTTGTATTAAAAAAAGCCACTGACTGCAGTGACTAATTCACACTTGTTTTTTTGAATTTTGCCGTTAAATAGAGCTTTTCAATATCCGGATCAACGGATATGTAACTCTCGAAAGAATAAAAGCCGTTTGACTCAAAGTAATCATTTAGTAAGTCGTCATATTGTTCAGCCAAACTGTCGTCATACTCATACCAAATTTGTATTTGCACAGACGTTTGAATTTCTCGACTAAAATTACTTGCATATCCCGCCCTTTTGTTGAGAATATGACTTATTTTCACAATGGCGTTCTTTGCATCTTTTAAACCCGTGCCGTCCGGGAGGATAACCGGAACCGTATGCATAAAAACGTAATCTTCATTAATCATTAACGGATTGTCCTGGGCAGTGAGAAGGTCATAAGCTTCAGTCAGTAAGCTCATAAACCGGCAACCTCCGTATCAATGACGTGCTGCATGGTTGCTGTTACCGTCTCCCTTGTTTCTGCCACGGTTTTCTCCGCGAAATGCTGCGGCGGCTGATGAATTGTGCCGTCGTTTACAAAATGGGATCGCCAAGCCGTATCCTTTCCATAGCCAACCGTTACCTCGCCCAATTTGTCAGGCTTTGAAATCACGATATCGTCACGCATATGTTTAAACTCATGGGATTCCCCTGTTTTAGCCTCAATTTGCCGCTGTGCTTTCCATTTCCGGTCAGATTCATTTTCGTAAGGGGTATTTACCTTTAAAGCTTCTTTAACGATCATAGCGCCCGCTAATGTCGCTTTTACGCCTCCGCTTTTTGTCCGGTAAGCCACTTTACGGAGTTGAGCATCTAAACCGGTCATATCTACTTCCACACTCATGTTATCGCCTCACAAATGATGGTTTTCCATTCGTAATTAACGGTATCCGGTTCAATGTCTACGATTTTGTATTCTGTTCCTTTATGGGTGATCGTCATATCATTTGTAATTTTAAAAGGAAGATTTTGACGAACAACAAATGTTATTTTGTTGGCAATGCCTTCCCCCAGGTTATTAATTCGATCTTTTAAGCGTTGCCGCCACACCGCGGCCCAAACCGTAGCAACCTCAACCGGCCCCATTTTCGGCACCCCGTTAATTTTGGTTGATTTTTGAACATTAAACGTAATTCGCTCGTTTAAGTCGCCTGTTTTCGCTATTGGCACCGTTTTTTACCTTCCTTCTTGTTTTTGCAATTGTCGTAAATACTTGCCTTTCAACTGTATGATAGAGGGCGTAATCCCAAATGGGATATCACGCACCTCTACGCCGTTTGAAGTAGCAGACCGGTTTTTATAATAGTGATCCACCAATCTCATAACTGCTACGTCAAAAATAGGGTTATCATCGTAAAAACCAGCAATCTTATCCCCTACAGCAGAAATAAGGGTGTCAGCCGCAGCCTTAATATATTTCTCCAATAATTTGTCATCAGCGTCAGTATCGATCCTTACCGCCGCTTTCACCTCGGACAGAGATACTGCCATTTATCTCACTCCTTTACCCTGCTGTTGTTGCGGATGCTGCTGGCGTTTCATCGGCAATACCTTTAAAGCTCGCAAAAACAACCGCTTCCTCATCCCACAATTTCACGTCAAACCGGTCAATAGCGCGGATTTTGGTTTGATCTTTTTCAAAAGCGCCGGCGCCGATATTTGTCATCATGATAGAAAGCTGTTCCCGGTCAAATAAAACCACAGCCTCTTTTAAATCACCAGCAAATAGAGGGTAAATAGGCGCTTTATCTGTTCCGCCGTTTGGTAAATATTTGTCTGAAATAACCTTGATTGGCTTATCCAATAACATTAATTCTGTTGGGTTCTGCGGGTTCGGCTGTAGCAAATAACGGCCGAATGCACCTTTAACCTTGTCCAAAACATTAAAGCCGCTTTGATTTGTAATAAAAGATGAAGTCAGTTTGATAGCTGGATCGAGTTTCACATTCATAACGTCTTTGATATCATCCACATTTGCAACGGTCTTTTTCTGTGCATCAGGCAGGCCGTTTAATACTTGGATAATTTTCGCATTCCGCGTTGCTGTTGATTTTTTCGCCAACCAATCAGTAATCCACGCGATAATTTGTTCCGCCGACTCTTTTAATAGTGTGTTAGTAATGGTTGAAATGCCCGCATACCGCTGAATTAAGTATCTCAGAATGCTTGCAGATGGATCGTCATTCTCGTTTATTTCATCGCTTTCATTGTCGATATTTTTAAACGGTGTTACATCGCTTAATTTTTCAATATTTCGGCTTCCTGAAAGGGACGTTACCGGCACCACATTAACGTATTGTTCCAGGGCATCAAACTGACGTTTTAGTTTGTTGACCGCAGTTTGGATATCTTGCGGGATCGTCAAGCCAATCCCTTCCCCGTTTTCATCCAGTTTGGTAGTCACGGCCGCGCTCGGTCTGCCGCTCAATAGGTCTTTAAAATCTTTTATAAATTGATCTTTTACATCCGCTGCCGTAGAAGGGATATACGGGGCCTGTTTCGCTTGTTTAATAGCTGCTTTTTCGGCTTCTTCCATCTGTTCTTTTGCAATGTCTCGTTTCGCCTGAGCTGCTTGTAGCTTTGCCTTTAAGCCCTCGACTTCCTCCGCGGTTACTTCATCGTCAACAAGTGCAAGCTGTAAATTGTGTTGTGCATCAGAAACCCGCTGCCCCGCATTAATCCAAGTATTTTTTAGGTCTTCATATGTCATCGTTTAAACTCTCCTTTAAGAATCTGTAATTTCTTATTCAGTAATTTTGGTTGTTTCGCGTCTATAGATTCAGGTTCTTTGAGTGCGTGCGGCACATTTCGATAACGAGAAAATAATGCAGAGGAAACGCAAGCTGCCGCTTGGTTTGCTGCTGTAATTTCATCCGCAAGACCGTAAGAAACGGCTTCACTAGCAGATAACCACGTTTCGTTATCCATCAAGGAATCTAATGTTTCCTTTGTCAATTTGTCGCCCGCTTTTTCAAGATATGACGCTTTCATTGACTCAGAAATTTTGTCAAGGACATCAGCCTGCTTTCTCATTTCATTGGCGTTTCCCATCGCTATTGTCCACGGATTATGAACCATCATCATAGCGTTTGAGGGCATAAAAATAGCGTCACCCGCCATTGCGATGACACTTGCGATTGAAGCAGCTAACCCATCAATATATACGTTAACGAATGCTTTATGCTGTTTGAGCATGGAGCAGATGGCCACGCCTTCAAATACAGAGCCACCGGGCGAATTAATGTGTACATTTAAAACACTCATATCTCCCAAAAGGTCTAAATCCTGCTTGAATGAGGCGGCTGAGGTATCTATTTCATCCCATTCATAACCGCTTGTGACCACTTCGCCAAAAATAAAAACATCCGCGCTGCTGTCACCGGATGCCTTCATACTCCAATACTTATTTTTCGCCTGATTTTTTTTCATTTTTGCTTTCACCCCCTTTACGTTCAGAAACCGGCGTTTCGATTGGGTACAGGTCGCCGCTAATCCATAATTTATTAGCGTTTTCATCAGGATCGGGTGGCTGCCCTTCCTCTAATCTCACCTCATTGGGGCGCATCCACGAATTTCTCACTGCCGTTTGATAGTATTTTTGTCGGGTCTCTGTATCACCGCGCAGCAGTGAGTTGACAATAAAAGTAAACTTATAGCCTCTTCGCTTTTGATCCGGTGTCAAAATCTTTTTGTTCAGCTCTTCTTCATATTGTTTGAGGGTAGGCATCAGATTGTTTGTTACAAATTCTAAATTAAGCTGCTCTAATGATGAAAAGCTGGATGTATTATCACCTAAGAAGTGCTCAGGCACGTTGTACACCATAGCAACACGGGATCTTGTCACTTTATCAATATCAATCAATTTCGGGTCTACAACTTGACGCTCAACCCGTGTAATTGTGATCCCGCTTTCCTCGACCAGCAAACCGCCATTATCTCGATAAAATCCCGCTATTGCTTTGATATGTGCTTCCTTTTGGTCTTCATCTAAGCTTCCATCAAACCTTACAATAAGCCCCTCATTTGTGCCGTTTAATTGATTCATAGATATTTTTCTTACTTCGTGATCATAGTCAATCGTGTTCTTTAACAAGTCAATTGGGTTCATCCCCATAACTTGACCGAACCGCGCATGTTTAAAATGGAGCATTTCACTATAATGGACATACATTGTTTGTTGATTCGGTGCATTATCAACGGAGGAAACGGCGTAATACAACTCACCAGACGTTATATCAAGCACTGGCTCACAACATCCCGGCTTTACAAGGGCCATATCAACAATTTGCCCGTTCACATTGCGGAATAACTGAACAAAAGCATTCCCCTTTAAATTCCGGATTGTTTCAATGTCTCTAAAAAAATCGAATCGGGTAAAGTATCGCGGCCCATCCCTCAGCAAATTAAAGCCGGCACAATCAGACGGCTGCTGAAAATTGTCATCAAATAATTTTAACGGCAGACTAGCAAACGTATTTCCCAATCGGCTCACTGCACTGAATATCGCTTCGTTCATATCTGAAGCGCTGCTAAAATAGTCACCTTGGAAACTCATGTGATGCGTAACCGGTTTTTGAAACGTAACCCGGTTAAAAAAACGTTTAAAAATCTCCTTTAATCCCAAAGCCTCACCCCCTACATGTTTTTTAAATCGGCAACGGAATAATATTTCACTTTCCCGGACTTTTTCGGCTTGATTATCATAGGAATTACAAACGTATGGGCCGTTAATGCCGCGGCCACCCCGTCTATTTTGCGATTCTTGGATTGTTTCGTAGGCATCCAGTTATTATTGCGATCTTTGACCATTCTTACATTGTTCAGATACCAACGGAAAAGCTTGTTATTGTTAAAAATAACCTTCCCGTCTAACATCAGTTCTTTAAAGTTCTGCATTGGGCCACCAAGCGTTTTAAAGCCTTGAATTACTATTTCCGTTTCAAACCCATGTTCTTCAAGAGCTGCGTTTAAAAATAACGCTTTGGACTTGTCGTAACCAATTTTCTTTATCTTGTACAGCTTAGATTTCTCAATAAACCAATCCAAAACAACCTCGTAATTGACGTATTCAGCCTCCGGGATAATGGTCAGATATCCTTTTTTCCTCCATTCATCTAACCGCTGTTGATTATTGTCCCGGTTATATCGGGCTTCTGGTATCCATGAATGAGTTAAAAAGAATATCTCCCCGTTATCAAGCGGAAATTCTAAACAAGCGCTGGTAAAATCCTCAGTTTCGGACAAGTCATAACCGCCGACACATTCCCGGCCCTTCAGCAAGTCAATGTCAATTTCTTTGTTATTTTTATTGATCGTAGCAACATCAACAAATGACAGTTCATCCACATCACTGAAAATATTAAATTGCTTTGTTAACCAGTCGGCCAGCTCCTGCGGGTTTTTCCTATCCTTTTTGTAGTCTGTCACGAGGTTTACAAAGTCCATAAGGCCAATGTTTGGATTGGCTTTTATCCACATCCGCGGATCGTCCGCCTCTTCCGGCTTGTCCAGCTTCGCCAGATAATAAAAAGTCCGTTCGTCTAAATCATCTTCAAGGTTTTCAAGGCATTCTTTTCCCGCCTCAAAGAAATTCATTAACGGCCCATCTAAAACGTAGCCGGCAGTCGTGATATAAATAATTAATGGCTGCTTCCTCATACCCCTTGACTTTTTCATGACATTGATTAGTGCATAATCCACATATTCGTGAATTTCATCAAATACAGCAAAATGAAGATTTTCCCCATCTTTATTATTCTTTTCCGCTGACATGGCTTGCATTGTGCATTTCATAGTTTCGTAACGAATCTCACTTCTTAAAGCCTTAAAGCGTTTGTCTAAATATGGGGAATTCTCAATCATGGCCTTTGATTCATTGAACAGAATAGATGATTGTTTTTGTGAATTAGCCAGAACGTAAACATTGGCCCCGCGCTCTCCGTCAAAACCCAACATGTAATTAGAAGTACCTGAGATAATCGTTGTTTTCCCGTTCTTCCGGCCAACAAAATCCACGGCCTCACGGTATTTCCGAATTCCTGTATCTTTATGAACCCATCCAAAAATGGAGCCGATAACAAAATGTTGCCACGGCTGCAATACAAGTTGATCATGATCACCTTTAGAGGGTTTACATTTCTTTTCTATAAAGCGAATAGGCCGGTGTCCTTTTTCTTCATCAAAAACCCAAGGAAAATCATCTGTCCCCTGCCGCTCTAAATCTCTCATATGTCGTTTAGCAGCTAAGATATTTTCTTTTGATGCCGGGATTGATCCATCTATAAGCCGTTCTGCGTACCACGTTGTCAGTAATTCAGGATAAGGCTGGACAAGGATGCCGCCCCATGATTGTTGTTCCGCTTGATAATCAGCCCACCACTTGGTAAGCTCCGAGTAACTCATTTCAAGCAAGGGTTTAGAAGTCATCTTCTTCCTCTTCTTCCCCGCTCTCTAACTTAATTGCTAATTTTACACGCGCTGCCGGCGACAAGCCTAAATCTGAACCATACGCCCTCAGTTGCGCTGCCATATCTTTTTTACGCATAATAAAAGGGTTGGGCTTACCATCAACCCACAACCCATATTTTTTAATCTGCCTTTCAAATGAAATGTATTGAGAATACGCGTCACAATAAAAGGCTAAATGTGTGATATCGGCCTCATTGATCAATTCCACTTCTAAAAGAAGCTCGGTCAGCCGTTTAAATTCCTTTTTAGCAGTAGCAGACAACCAGGAAGGCGGCTCGATATTTTCGGCCCTCATTTTCATTTTCTCTTCATTTTCAATACGTTTTTCTAATTCGGCTTTCGTATAGCGGCTTTTATTGCCGTCTAATAATGTAAGTTTGGCACTTTTTGCAGGCATAGCCACCGTTTTCACCCTCTTTCGAAAAAAATTCATTTTCACCCTTTACAAATTGCGGCCCCCGATATACGATAAACCCAAGAGCATCAAGGCTTCGGCCGGGATGCTCTCTTCTGTTTTTCCGGGGCGAAAAATCTTCAAAATCGAATTTGTTGTATAGGAAGGGGCATACCGTTGTTTGAAAAGCGCATTGCCCCATGTTTAAAGGGTGGGGGGTATGTTTTAGCGCTTTTTTAAATGATTTCGTTGTTCCCGTAGAATTTGAAAACATTTTCGTTGCGTTTTTTCTTCTTCTCCCCACCGCTTCTTTCCGGGTGCTCCCTGTTGTGGCACTCTAAACAGATCGTTTCAAGATTATCAAGATCAAACGCCCGGCTTGGATCATCCCTTAGTGCAATGATATGGTGAACCGTATTTGCCTCCGTTATCAATCCACGACGCCGACACTCACAACACAAATAGCCGTCCCTAATCAGAACGACTTTCCTTACTCGCTTCCAGCGTGCTGTATTATAGATTTTGTCTAATTCGTTACGTTGTCTTGCCATGCTTATTCCTTTTCTGATTTACCTGAACAGACTACACACGATAAACAGAAGAACGTGAGCGCAATAAACCATGACGTTTCAAATGGGTGCGCATAAATTGTTTCCATGCTCTATCTCCTTTACTCAATATAATAAAAGCTTCCGTGGATAGCGGCTTAGGTGTTGGCATCCTTTCAGCGCATACCTCAGATTCTTTCCTAATTCCTCAAAGGCTTGACCAATTGTTTTCATGTAATCCCTCCAATCATATTCTTTCTAAACTGCCCCCGCACTCAAGCCGTTAACCGCCGATTGTTCTCCCTGAGATTTACCAGACGCAGTTTACAGAGAATATAAAAAAGCGCCTCCATACGGAAAGCGCCCAACACGTTTATTATAGTTATAATAGCTCTTATAATCTATTATTCGATGTTCAACAAGTCTTCAACCAAGTCCAATATTTCGAAATCAGCTAATGAGTTGTATAGAAGAACTGTGCCATCGACATTTATTCTAATTGTTACTGCTTGCTGAGGCATATCATAATTATAATGACAGCTGACAACTGTCCTTTTCTCAACATTTCAGCATAATATTGAGTATCATGAACCCTAGTCCCTCCCATACTCACGGAGCTCACAGTTTCAATTTTCACTTTAAAACGTGCATTTCTAACATCAGATGCCGCGTCTATAATCTTTAAGATGTCAAATTTGTGTTGCTCATATTCGTTACCAAAGTTCTCTTCTAAAATTTCTTTTGTTTTTAATGAGCTGTCTTTTCTGCACAGGGTAACTAAGTTCCCAACTCCTCTTGGTCTCTTGTCCCTTACTTTAACATACGCTTGGTACATGTCTTGCTTTATAACTTGATGAACCACTTCCCCTTTGACCCTTACCGTCTGGGCAAATATTTCATCATTAATGATTTGGATATTTTGATAGCCTGTAGGCGAGATATTATTAATGAGCACATAGGTCTGTAATTGTTCATTGTACCCATTAACAATTTCTCTTTTTTCGTGTGAAAATACCTCCAGTTCTTCATCTTCTCCAGTATCATTGAGTTTATCGTATATGTTTATACTAATAATACTCATGCCACTCACCCCTCCAACAATAGACATTTTCTTGTAACATCTTCTATTGTATCATAATTATGGTGGTTTATGGCTATATAGTCCTTAAAAACTGTTAATTCTTGGTCAACTTCTTGTTGTTC